CTATTAATATGGTCAGTTAAATTATGTAGTCTAATATTACCTTCTGAATCCTGTCTAGCATTAGCCTTAATTCTTTCCCCATCATCATTCGTATGATACGATACAAGTTCTGCACTTAAAGTATCGGTCGGCAAATCTATAATCCCATCTGTACTTAAATTATATTTCTTAACATAGGTGTTACTAGCCATCCCTCTTAGTTGAAAGTCTGTGATATTTCTTTCTAAGATAAACAGAGAAACCTCTGTATCTAGACCACTCTCTCCCTCTAGATCGTTGACTAGAGATTCTCCTGCCATTAGCAGCATATGATTAACTGCATCTAGCTTAGTTATTGCACCCATGTTATCTCCTTTTAAAAAGACTTAAGTCCCCCCAGAGGGGGGACTTAAGCATCATTGCTAATTAAAGCAAGTATTACGCATCTGCATATTCTGCAGCCATACCCCAAGCACCTCGCAATTTAGTACGAGTGTCTGAAGCTGAGCCAGAACCTGAAACTGTTGTATCAAGAACTGCACAAGCAAGTTCTGGACGCAGTGTTCCAGTACCAGACATCATTGAAGCAACCGTGAAAGTTGTGTTACGACGTACATCGTCAACATTGTCAACTTTCAATCCCTGTAGTTTCAATGAAGCTACGCAACCTCGTTGCCACAAGATTGCTTTACAAGCTCCGCCTTCGTTAGCCGTAGTTGGTGTACCTGTAAACTTAAGATTATATCGACCTTCGCCAATATTGTCCGCAGATGCAACATAGTTGCTGAACGGACCGTGCATTGTCTTACAGATTGTGCAACCCATATAGGTTAACAGTTCTGAAAGCTGTGGACGACCAGCTAGGGATGAACCCAAGCCATCGTAATCTCCACCAAACATCTTAGCTGTTGGACCATTGACTGCCCAAGTTTGTATTGCTTCATTTGTATCTACTACGTTACCGTAACCAAGATCCAAGTAATCACGAGCAACACCCAGAGCACGAATGCTTTGGAATGCAGCTGGAGTTACCGCACAATAAACACCTTCAGTACCGATGTTATTTTCTTGCAAATAAACCATCCAGTCCTCAATATGCTTAAGAAGCAAGAGGGCTGCATCAGTTTCGTTGGTGTCACCACCAGCATCACCTAGGTGTTCGTAAGTAGTACTACCAAATGGATCCTTAGGTGTTAACGAAGCTCTAGGATCATTTGTTAGTTTGTCTTCAGCACAAGCACGAGCAATGTAAGCAGCAATTTGCTTATCGCGTGCGTTAGCTAAAGTCATACCAGCTTGACGAGCAAGCTCTGCACGATACTCCCATTGAGTTAACATCAAGTCAATGTTGTCAAGTTCAAAGTGAGCAGCTATAGGACGCTTATCCAAGTTAATCTTGAATGTTGTCGCTGTAGCATTGTGGCCACCGATGAGTTCTTCACCAGCACCCCATGCAGTTTTCAAGCTAACAGTACCAGTGATGGGAAATTCCATCGCAGCACCACTTGAAATAGTTCGGGAATCTACCATTCCCTCAAATTTGTTGTATTCATCGTAGGCATGAATGACTTCTCCCGACCAGATTGGAAGCCAAAGCTTACCTGGGGGGTTTGAGTCAGAAGTCAAGTTTGTTACGTTGGTTCGGTAAGGCAGTCCTACTGCCGTTACGTCATGACCAGTTGTACCATATGACATAATTATGTCTCCTTAATAAAAAGTAATATATTACGGAAATAATTTCTGACACTATAAAGAATTACTCTTTCGAGTTCTCTAACATGCGGATAGTTCATCTCATACAGTATCCATTGTCTCTGTTAGGAGAGGGATCTCTGTATATTTAGCGTTCTCCTCTTTTGTAAGGTCCGTACCTTACGCTGGCAAGGAATTGAAATCCGTGCGTTGCATTCTCTGTTCCACAGCCTGTCGGTAAGCTGGTTCTAGCTTAAACCTTGGGTTGTTGCGGTCTGCAGTGAATTCACGCTTGGTTTTATATCCCATATAGCCAGTATCAGTAGCAGCCACTTGCCCCATATTAGCATTAGACATTGGCTCTTGTGCTTGTTCTGTTGCAATTGGTCTGTTATTGTACATTGATTCTAGTCCTCTTAGAGTTACCTCATAAGAAGAACCAGCAAGTCCCATGTTAATATGAGCTTGATCTTCTTTGCTTAAATTAGTTTCAGCCCAGTTAAATATTTGTTCTAACTTATCGTCACCACCTACTACCTCTGCAGCAGTACTATAAGCTTCTCTTCTCTGAGATTTTTGACCATCAATAAATGTATCAATAACCTCATCAGGATAACCCGTAACCTCTCTGATACCTGCTCTAGTATTTTCAGATAGATCTCCCATTACACTCAACTCTTGTCCCCATGCATGCCACATTTGTGCTGTAACATTAGACGGAGCAATATTAGGATCTGGTAGATCTCTTTGTAAGTTAAGACGAAGTTCTTCATCTGTCTGAGGTCTCATAGGAGCCTGTTGTTGTTCTTGCACAGGCTCTCGGTAGTTAGGGTTTTCAGTTCCTTGCTCATTATAAGTTCTTTTTAGGTCTGCAATTTCTTGTCTAGCTTGGGTATACTGTCCCTGTGCAGACTTAAGAGAATCAAACCAATCTCCAGCTGTCTTAAAGTTTTCTGGAATTTGTGTGCCTTGGTTTTGTACATGCTGTTCAAACCTAACACGCTCTTGTTGAGACTGCATATCAGTTACAGGTGTAGTAGTAGCATTTTCCTGCATGTCTGCTAACCTAGCCTGATCTTCTGTCGGTTGTATTGGTTGTTGATAGTCTTGTTGTTCATTCATACGTTAATCTCCTTACGATTATTCTGCTCCCCAGAGTCAAAGGATTTTTATTAGGAGGCTCATGCCCCCAGAAATTACAATAGCAATACCTGCAGCCCACGTAGCTGCTTTAGTTTGTAGTACGACTATATTACGCTCTATTTTTGCCAGTCTTTTATCCATAGATTCTAATCTTTTATTGGTTCTTTCTAGTTCATTTATAACTAATCTCTTATACTGATCCCAACCATTAGTGCCTTCAGAATGTGTTTCCCATGGATTTTGTGGTGGCATAAAACTTATTCCTCGTACAAGGCTACGATATTAGTAGCATTAGTGTTAGTAGCCATAACTTTAGTGGCAGGGGTCATCTCTATAATACTACCAACAGCCCTTTTTTTAAGAACTGTAGTTACTCCGTCCAATACTACAGCCACATCAGCTTTTTTAGCATTGAACCACTTGTCTGTTAAATAATCATAAATAACTCCTCTTTCTCTAGCACTTAAATTTTTCTTCCATATTAATATTTCAGCAATCTCTCCATCCATACCTTGTCCATAAGTAGGAGTAGTATCTTCTAGTCTTTGTCCTATATAAAGATCATCAGTTCCAGTAAGGTCTTCGGTATTAGATACAGAACTACCATCAGTAGCATTATTAAGATATAGTTGTAGAGTGTTTACCGAATTCCTCTGTACCCCCACAACATACCAAGTACCTGTACTTAGTGTCGCAGCACCTACTGCATCATTACCAGAAACATGGAACTTCATAACACCATCATCACAAATCCATGTCCATTCAGACGAGTGTTTATCCTTAGCCATTACAGCCGAATTGCCATTCACAGCATCAAACTTAACTAACGCTATCATTGAAAAGGCACCAGTAAAATCAAAATCAGCATGGTCGTCTACCTTAAACCCATCATCATTTGCTCCAGCCCTATCAAAATCTATAGTGGCTAATCCATTAGTAGCAGCAATACCAGCCTCTACATGAGGAGCGTTTGTTATTGCTGCATTATGACTATTGCCAGACTGATCAGCCCATGTGGATATAGTAGTTCCTGATGATACAGCTACCCCAGCATTAGCCTTAAGCCATAGCTTGGGACTGTGTAAGTCACCTACAACTACATTAGCTTCAAAGTTTCCATCTCCTACATATAATGCACTAAAGAACGGTTCTTCTCCAGGACCGTAAAGAGTACTATCGCTAGGAGTAATAGCCGAAGCACTAGAATACCCCTTTTTACCGCCATCTTGCATTGGAAAACTAGGCATGTTTATGGATCCGCCCTGGTTACTACATCAATACCTGTACTCAGTGCTACACAATCGGTAACTGTACTATCTGTATGTAAAGCTTTGAACGCAAAGGGATATATAGTACCTTCAATAGCATTCTTAAACTCTACTGCTACAGTATCATTAAGAAGAATTAGATCCATATCACCAGCAACTCCTACGTATATACCATCTGGATATACCTTACGAGCTGTAGTGGGGTTTCCATCAGCTCCTGTAAAAGAATATGCTTCTGTGTACTCAAAAGCGTGTAATGATGTACCGCTTCCTTCTCCATCATCATCTGGTACAATAGCTTTGGCTCTTATATATTTTTCCATTGACATTTTATTTCTCCTTTAAGACTTCTTGTATGCCACTTTAAATTTTGCTGTAAAGGAAGAGCCAAGATTTAAGTTAGTATTATTAACAACCAATCTAAACCACGGAGCTACAATATCTGTAGCATCTACCAAATACAATTTATCACCTGTAACATTAGGTTGAATATCATTAGCTATTCTTACTCCAGAAATAGCAGATCCACTTCCACCAGTAAAGCTTACAACTGTAGCATTAGTAAGAGCATCAGTAATAGTTGTATTACCTACATCTCCAGCCACTAATTGAGTAACAGTTAGCTGACCTGCCCCATCGTTCTGAGTAGTAATAGCTCCATTGTGTCCAGCAGTAGCTGCTATGCAAGCAGCTAAAGATGTAACAGCACTAGTGAACTCACCGCCTGTAAAGCTAGTACTAGTAGTATTAGCAAGATTCTCGGTAATAGTTCTATTTCCATCAGCTCCTGCAGTAGCTTGGGTTAACGTAAGACCGCCAGCCCCATCATCAACTACAGTGATCTTACCAGCATGTCCACCAGCGTTATCAATAGCTAGCTTTAACTTAGCCCCACAGTCAGCAGCACTAACGTCTGCTTTAAACTGGTTAACTCCAGCGGTAAAGTCTGAAGATGGATGTGCAATATAGGTTCTAGATAAACCATCTTCAGAAATAATTTGAATAGTTTGTGCTAAAGTAGGTAGCCCTGCAAAAGTAATGGTAGCTGTAGCAGCAGTACCGCTAACATTAAAATATCTCGCACCTAAATCTTCTGAAGCTTTAGCTGTATATACTTTAGCATTTCCTAAATAATCTACTAAGGTTACTGTACCATCCACAGCCGGAAGATCTGTCAGGGTAATAGTACCTTCAGATCGAATATTTTTAGTAGTCCATGTAGTTCCATCAATAGAAACCTGTAATTGAAAGTCTGCGTTAACGTCATTTCCTGCACCAATTACTTCTACACCCACCAGAAACTTTTTCTCTAGTGCTGTATATATACTACTGTCTAACGCTACTGTACCTAGAGCATCTGTACCAGCTCCTGAAGCGGTTAGTGCATTAGATGTTGCTGTAGTTAAAACCTCATAACCATTAGTTTTAGTTTTGGTAAACGCCTTAGATTGTACTTGAATAACACTCATTGAGCCATCCCTCCCATTCCTTGTTGCATACCTTGCATTGCCATTTGTTCTGCCACGTTAGTCATAGCTTGTTGCCCTCCTATTTGTGCTTGTTGTTGAGCTTGCATTGCCATTTGTTCTTGCTGAGCAGCCATCTGCTCTTGCTGTAGCTCTTCTTCTGTTTTAATCCAAGCATCAGGAGAGAATCCTAATGATGTAATTAGAGCTTTGCCGAATTGATCCCATCTAAACATAGCTGCTGCTTGTTCAGGAAGATTACGAACCATCTCACCCATTTGCATGAGTTTTTGTAGGTCAGTATCCCTGCTCAAAGCTTGCAGTCCAGTTACAATTTCGATATTTAATAAACCCTCATTCTCAAACATGTCTTTAAGTCGATCATCTATATCACCTTGAGCCATCATTAAAAATACACATCGTCTTACTATAGGCTGCATTAGTTCTCTAGCAATAGAAGAGAATGCTCCACCTAAAACATGTTCTAGTTCTTGTCCAATCATTCTTACTGCAGTAGCAGTAACCCTATCCCCTGTTGGCATACTAGAGGAGTCCATAAGGAATGCTTTCCCTATTTCTTTTCTTAATATCTCTACACCAGCTTGAGTAGCTTGTATCTGAGGGGTCATTGTAGTAGCTGGTGATATAGCAAACACTTCATTCATTCTTGCAGGGACAAAGTTACCTGTAGGACTCATGGCTAAGTCATCTATTTCTGTCATTCCAGCAGGATCTACTCCCATCCAGAATAAAGAAGATGCTGTAACTCCATGAATCAGTCCTTCTGTAAATGCTTCAAGAGATTTAATATCACCAATCATATCTTCACAATGAGATCTTCCATAGTTTTCACTAGGTATACTAGCCCATCTAAGTACAGTGTAAGGTAATACATCAAACGTACCCTTGTCTACAACATTTCCCTCTGTATCTTGCTTCTCTATTTTCCAGCCACCCTTGTCACCAGGAGTAACCCTGACATATATTTTTCTGTAGCCTCTCTTTTCATTTTGAGTCATAGAAGAAGTAAGTGATGTGGCATCATCATCTCTCTCTTCTTTAATAGAGTCAAATTCTATAAAGATTAGTTCTTCTATTTTACCATGAACATCTCGCCTACATACATATCTATCCAGACGTATAACTCTAAAGTCAAAGTCATCATCCATGACAACAAGTACATCACCAACAACGATTAGATGTTGGAGCACTTGGTAAATTGTTTCTCTGAAATTAGCTGAAGATAATTTATTATATACCTGATAGCTTAATGCTTCTAGATAAGAATAGATTTCAGCGTCAGGCTCTACACCTGAAGATAGTTCAAACTTAAAGAAAGGCATATCATTTAAAGGAAGTAATGCACTTAGCATTCTACTTGCCATAGAAGTTACACCTTTAGCAGCTACAGAACTATACGGTTGAGCTAAAGGCTCTTGCTCTGTCCATCCTGAAGGAGGAAGAAGAGACGGCACAGTTAAAGAACTAAAGTACCTAGCTCTTTCGAGCTTACTGGTTCTTAAACCATCTAGATTTTTAAAGTGAAATCCTATATTCATAGTTATTATTTCCTACTAGGGAAGAAACCCTTAGGCTGACCTAAAAAGTTTTGTCCTCCTCCTTGAGCTCCTTGTAACAAAGCAGCAAACATATCACCAAACCCCTCATCTCTATCAGAAACTGAATACATTTCTTCTGCTTCTTCTACGGCTGCTCGTTCTTCTTCCGCAAGATTTCTAATCCTAGACTCTTCTTCTTTCATTTTTCTTGCAGCTATTCTAGCATCTCTCTCTTCTTGCTCTTGTCTTTCTTTCTCAGCTTCAGATCTAAAGTATTCTCGATCTTCTAAGTCTCTAGTTCTAGCTCTTTGAGCAGATTCTTCTGCTACTTTAGCTTGTTGTGCAAACATTTTTGCATAATTGGGTGATGACATACTTTAACTCCTTCTCTAAGGTCTTTTCATTCCTAAACGCAGTGGTCTAGAACCTTTAAATTTTCTGGCTCGTACTTTTCTTCTTTCTTTACCCCTAGAACCCACAGCTCCACCAGTACCTAGCCTTGATCGTACTAGGTCTCCTACTTTTGCTGAAGTTTCTTCTCGAATAACTCCTGCTTCTTGTACTTCTCTACGTTTCTTAGCCTTAGCAGCTCTGCCTTTACGAATATCTTTTACATCTTGAATACCTTTTAACCTACCAGCTTCGGCAGCCTCCATCTGAGCTTGAGCATCGGCAGCCATTTGTGCTCTTTCCTCAGCATCAGGTGCACCAAAGATATCTTCAGTTACAAAGTCTTCAATATCGTCCCATAGATCTCCAACATCATCCCAAATATTTTCTACGGTTCCCATTACCTACCCCTCTTTCTTTTAGAGCCCAATCTTGGACTATAGCTAGTCATCCTCTTAGATGGATCGAGTGGACCGGGATAAGGATCTTTTTCTGAGTCTGGTAATCTTCCAGGATAGCGTTCTGGTTTTTGTGGAGGCCCCGATGGGAAATAAGGGTAGCCCGGAGGAGCCGTAGCACCTTGAGGGTCGCCAGAGTCACCAAAGAGCCAATTGAATAAACCAAAGTGTTTTGGCATTGCTCCTATTCCATAAGGGGGGTGCGATATATCTTTCCCATGTTCAGTCATTACCATATGATTACCATACTCACCATGACTATGCATCTCAGGTCCGGAAAATCCATGACTATCGAATCTGTCTCCTTTCAAGATTGCGTCTAGTATACCAGTAGGTGTTTCATCATATGGATCATACTTAGGTTCGTCACCCGGTCTAACGAAACTTCTCTCGCTGCCCCTACCACCTCTATTTTTTTTACCCTTTTTTCTCATAGGATCTGGGTTAGGTGTTGGACCTGGCCAAGGATTAATTGGTGTTGGTACTGGTGGAAAACTCATTACCTACCTCTCTTTCTTTTAGAGCCTAACTGGACTCCCCTTGTATTCTTCTTCCTCTTACCTCTGCTCGGAATACTTCCTGGAGGAGCCATAGCACCTTGAGGATCTTCTTCTTCCTTCTCGAACCATTCCTGGAACGCTTCATCTAGCCACGAAGTATCAAAGTGTTCATCTATTGCTCCTTCTTGGTAGGGACCTCTCGACCAATCATCAAGCGTGGGATTTTTAACGCCGATGTGGGTCAGATCGTATGCAGGATCATCTGGGCTCACATGCCCCCAGATCGAATCAAAATCTTCGCCTTCTCTATAACCACCTATAGGGTTCTGAACGTAGTGCCACTTTACGTGTCCTGCTTCATGCGGAGGTTTGGGCCAGCCAAGAACTGCAGGTCGGTTTTCATCTTCATCATCAAAGCTGAATGCTTCTGGGTCTGAAAATTCGTAGAAAAATCGGTTAAACTTCTCTGCCAATCCCATTACTTACCTCTCTTTCTTTTAGAGCCTAACTGAACTCCTCTTGTATTCTTTTTCTTACCTCTAGATGCAGGAGGTTGTCCTGTGTTGCTACTACGATAGTACTCCTTTAGATCTTCTTCTTGTTGGTGCAACGAAGGGCTTGTGGGTTTAAACAAATCATCATTATTGCCAGGAATATTCCACCAAGGCCAATCATCCATATCACCTAGTAGAATATTTGTCAAGAAGTCAAAATGTTTGGGTATTGCTCCTTCATTATAAGGATCTCTAAAGTTATAAAACTTTAATATATGTTCAGCCCATTCCTCTTCTGGGTTTTTCTCTGGATAGATATCTTCCCATGGTATTCTAGTTGGGGTATCTGGTATTCTTTCAGGATACAGAGGTACTAGATCCCTGTCCTCCCCCTGTCCATTTCCTCCACGCGGGTGTTCTATTGGAATTTCTCTTTTACGAGGTCGACCCCCTGGCCCTTTCCTCGGTGGGTGTCTAGGTGGTCTTGGATTTGGATTCTGTGGAGGAAACCGTGGTGGTCTTCTCTCTTCTTTTTTACCCCATCCCATCTTAGTATGGCCACCAAGTTCTGTAAAGTCCACCTATTCCTTGAGGTGCTTCCTGCCACCACATATTATTGGCACCTTGACCGCCTGGTATTTGTGGACTTGATCCACTACGTATGTGTTGTCGCAAGTATTGCTGCCTCGCGTAACCAGGATTTAGTGGGAATGGCTCATCTGGTGCGAAGCCTCGCGTTCCAGGAGCAGGCAATGCGTTAGGCCTGTCGGTTGGTCCTCCCCAAGCTCTCTCTGCTCTTGGTCTATTTGTTTTTTTCTTAGTCTTTGATCTGCTGCTAGGTCTTGGTCTTCCACCACCACCCCCTTGTGTAGATCTTGCCATAGGATGAACTGTTCTAAATCTTTGGCTATAGTCATCTCGTGGTGCTCCCATTAATAACCCCTCTTCCTACTTGCGGGCCTTTTAGCACCCAATCTAACTCCTCTTGTAGTCTTTCTTCTATTAGGCTTCTTTCTATTACTTCGATTCCAAAGTCTACCATATTCATCTCTAAAGCTTTTCTCTCCGCCTTCATCATCTTCTTCTTCTTCAGGTTCTTTCTCAGGTTGTTCAGGATCTGCTGGTGTCTCTTCTTCTTCTTCTTCTCTTTCCTCTTTAGGGAGAGGAATTGGATAAGGATCTCCAGTTCCTGGTAATGGTTTAACCCGTCCCCAGTCATCAACATGTTCGCGTGGTACTCTTCTTAGATGCCAGCCCATACCTACCCCTCTTTCTTTAGTTTCTATCTTTAATCTGTTGCTTATACAGTATTTCTAATCGTTTAATAATATCTCTCTGCCCTGCCCTAAAGACAGCAGCATTAACAAACTCATCTATGTCCTTACCCTCTTGGAATTCAGTCGGAGGAAACTTTGGCTTTAGAAATTCTAGTAGTTCCTCGTCTATCCTTGGATTCTTCTTTGACATTACCTGCCTCCAACTCTTCTAGTCTCTTGTCAAAATCTCTTAGCAATAAAAGCTCTTCGGCAGGCATAATTCTTGCCTGAGGATTTTCTAGTCTCATATATATACTTAACAATCTCTCACTTTTCATCAGTTTCTCCTATGATATCTACAATTTCACAAGAACCCCCAACACAAGCTAAAGTATGAGAACTTACAGTTGTATCTTCTTGTTCATATTTTCTCAAGTCTTGCCAATTAATATCTTTTGGCATACACATTAATAAATTATTATATTCTTCTTCGGTTATAGCCTCAAAGGGAGCTTGCTCATAGATGTGATCAGTATGAGGCAAGAATGATATACCTGATACCCATTCCCAGTTATTCCAAATCCATTGCCCTATATCCATAAAGTTTTCATCAATATAATTGATAGTAACACTGGGTTTATGTTCACACCACGCTTGTTGATACAATAACCATAGTTCTAAATGCTCCAGAGGATCATAGTCTTCATAAGTCAGTGAATCCACTGGACTTTTTGTTGGAAATGAGAAGACTGTAGTATGCTCTGGCTTCTGTATACATGGCTCGTGTGGTATACCTTTGTCTATCATGAATTGACATACGGGATTCTGTGTATCAATCCTAACTCTTCTTATATAATAAGGGGCATAGCGTGGATGTATACCAGATGAAGTACCTGCTACACATGAAGTAGTTCCCGAAGGCTTGCAACATGTTATGGATTTTGAGGGAGATATACCTAGCTTCTCTGCCCATTCTTTATTTGTCTTTCGGGCTTCTTCCTTTAAGCATTCTAGTACTTCTCTTAGTCCTTGGCTAGTAGTAGACATAAGTTTGTTATCATATATTCCAGTAAAGGATACACCTAATAAGCGTTCATCCTCACAGTTTGCTTTCCAGTCAGGGTCTAGATAACTAAACCTAGTACAGGCTGACTGTATAGTTCCTAATATAGTAGCATGTCTAACCTTTTGCCTTAAGGTAGGCAGGTTGTCATAAGGTCTTACTACTACTTCAGTTAGGTTACAGAATTGTTTAGGTCTTAAGATAATCTCACTACAGGGATTGGTTCCCCATTCGCTTTGTTCTCTACCTGCAGCCATAGCAATTTTATTCATAGCCTCTCGATTACAGATACCTCTCTCGCCTGATCGGGAATCATATAACTCAGACCACTCCTCTAAGAACCTACCTAGTGAGGGCTTAGAAGTATAGACAGCTGAGTTATTACTAAGTGCCCTATGTCCATCATGTTCCCACCATGGACCAGTCTTAGCCCTTGACATTTCTCTGTCACTTAAATCAGATAAGGATATTAAAGCAGATCTTCTCACTCCACCAGCAATAACTATCTCGCCTACCATACATATAATATCGTGGACTTCTAGAGGGGATAGCCGTCTGCCTTCGGCATTATAGAACAACTTAACCACGAACTTAAACAAACGTTCAAGTGGTTCGGGTCCAGATGCTCTTCCTCCAAATGTTTTTAGCCTAGCTCCCTTTGGTCGCACTTGAGACGTGTCCCAAGATGGATGGAACCCACCATAAAGAGCTGATAATAGCTCATTTAAGGAGTCAGCCCACCCCCGTCTAGAATCATCCACTATTATAGTTAATTTATCATCCCTTAATACCTTAGGTACAACGGGAAGTTGTTCAGTTTCTTTACTCTCGCATGAGAATCCTACTCCTGTACCGCAGCACAGTATATACAATACATCAGAGAAGCTTCTTATTGTATTTATGGGTAGGTAAGAACAGTTGTATAGACATGTATCGTCTACCTCTGCAGCTGCACCAGCTGTCATTAGTGCTCTCATTGAAGGGAAAATCTCTCTCTTGATAGTCGATTGTTTTATTTTGTCCCAATCTTCTCCTAATATTTCTGGAAAGCGGTCCCCAAAGTAGTCGAAGTAACGGTTTACACACTGCTCCCAGCTTTCTCTTCTACCAAGATCGTCCCTCCATTTACAATAGCTTCGTGTTACCACAAATTCCTGAAATTGATCCATCAAAATTCTCCTAACTTCTTATAGCCCATCTTTAGGGCTCCACATATTTATGATCTCTTTGTCTTTTAAATTATAATCACCATCTCTAAGTATTCTTACACATTGTCCCATAGCTTTTGCTATATCCTCAACATCATGCTTACCTTTTGGTTTATACTTATCCTCATTGTATAGCTCTACTATATTCTTATACCAATCTTCGTATTCCCATTCATCCAAAAATTTTTCAGCAGTTTTTTTGCCAACTCTCCATAGTCCTGATATACCATCTGTTGAATCACCTGCCATCCACTGTATACAGAACCACCGTTCAGCTTCTTCATTACTAATGTATGAAGGCTTCTTGTCCTTCTCTGGATTGAAGTGCCATCCTGGAACCCCCTTTAAATCCTTGTCTATAGTAACAGAGATAGCCTTACCTCCTGAGCTATATATTCCAAGGATATCATCAGCCTCTAACTCAGGTAGTACTAGATATTCATGGCTATCTCTTATAGTTTGAAATACCATACTAAGAGAGTCTGGTTTATAGACATCCTTTCGGTTCTCTTTATAAGCAGGAAGAGACTTCTTTCTAAAATTCTTCTTTGAACTTAAGGCTATCTTAACTTCCTTAATACCATCTGGTGTCCACTTCTTTACCAATCCAGCCAATAGGCCATCTACTGCAAGATCTCCTTCAGCATCTACAACAAAGGCAATCTTCCAAGCAAGTATATCTCCATCCAGTATAGCTTTATTCGGTTTCTTCATCATCCTCATCTTCTTTCTCTTGTGGACCAAACTGTTCTTCGATAAGGTCTACTAGCTCTGAGAACAATTCCTCTGGAGATATAGGCTTTTCCATATTTCTTCTGGCAGTACACGCTTTACATTGACACTCCACATGATTGCCTGTCTTTAGTCCACACCATATAGGAACGAATTCACAGACTTTACTCTTAAGTTCTTCTAAAGTCCCATCGTTATTAAGTATGTGGGTAAATATAGATCTATAATTAGATTGTTTATTATTATCAATATCCCTAGCTAGTGCTTCACTCTCATGCTTACGCCATTGATTATTCTTAATAACTTTTTTACCTTGAGATAGGAAAAGTAATGTAGCATTCTGCTCCATACCTAATCCAAGTTCATTAACATATCGACAGTCGTCCACAATAACCACTCTCTCCCAGAACTTAGCACCTTTGTCTAGTGCTTTTATCTCTTCCTTTTTAATAGCATGTATTCTCTCTCTCATCTGTTTAACCCAATAGTCATGGTCATCTTTCCTAAGCAATGATCCTTTTGCTTGACAAAACTTTCTATATTTAACGGGATGTTTCTCTTTAATATATCCCTTAGCTATAGCCTCATCTTTAATAGGTTTAGCAAAGCCTTCAAGTACAGGTACCATACCATTATTAAACGCTTCGCTTGCTATTATCTTGGCTACTGTCGTCTTTCCAATCTCCGCCTGTCCAGCGATAAAAATAATTTGCATCTTCTAACTCCTTACATAATTCATCTGGGCTTACATGTATCTTTACATTTGCTCCCATTATATTTAACATTTTACTAGCGATTACAGTACACGATCCCTTGGGTTTCCAATTAGTGAAGTGTCGCATTACAAACCACCAAAGTCCAACGGCAAATACAGACCATTTCCTTGGTGGAAGAAAGGCTTCATTTAATTCCTCTATACTAAGGTCTGTCGCACCAATATAAAATATCTTTGTAGGCTTTAGTACCCTGTGAATAACTCTTTCTTTTACCCAAGAAGTATAGTCATCCCTAGATACATGTAAAACCATTCTTTCTTCTTTAGTCTCATATGCTATACTGCAATGATCATACTTATTTCCAGTACACCACTTCATGCAGTCATGTACCCACCATAGATTCAGATCATAGAATATAGCATATATATTCATCATTGGTATTGAATAGATAAGCCCAAGTAAACAGCAAGAGCATGTTCTACTCTGGCACCTTCAGACTTTTCCCATCCTCTTAATAGATACATGGCATCTACATTAAATATCTCATCAATGTCTCTCTTAAGTGCATCTTTATAATTCACACCATACTCAGGACCATATTCTTCATCCATACGTGCGGGGTTTATTACTTCGTATACTCTTTTAGCTTCTAGTAATCTTTCTGCTTTATAAAAGGCGGGATAATTTTCCTCTTCGTGTCCTCTCATGGGACCTGCTATATATATTTTAATTCTATTATTTGTTAGTGGCATTCACTCCAGTTCCTTCCTATCCTATACTCCCCATCCATAGGTATTTTACATTCTAATCTTTTTCCTGCTTCAACTATTGAACTTACACCTAGCTGTCCTATTTCTTCTGCGATGTTTGGCTTGCACTCAAGCTGCCATTCATCATGAACAGTAGCCATAAGTTTAACGCTATCTTTCCACTCATCCTTAGAGTGTATAGCATCATAGAAGATTACCAAAGCCAGCTTCATAAGTACAGCTCCATCACCTTGTATCTGTACATTCAATGAAGAATGTTTAGATCTACACGGTACTTCTCTCTTATCTAGCAATGTTACTGTACCCTTCTTAGCTACTTGGAATTTACAATTCTCAATTAATTTCTTTAACGCAGGCATGTTGTCTAAGAACCTTTTCTTAAGTTCTGCTCCAGCACTAACACCTTTGTCAATGATCTGTCCTATTTTACCATTACCTGCCCCATAAATCAAGGCGTAAAAGAAAGTTTTTGCATCATTTCTGTCACTGAGTCCAGCTTGTTCTTGGTTGTGCTCATGTATGTCTCCGTTAAGAACCAATGCTCCGTACTCTCCATTGTCCCATGCAGCCATACGATTCGCTAACAGCCGTGCCTCTAATCCACTGGCATCAATACCAAGTTGAACCCATCCCTCTTGTGGGACAAACAGAGCCCGTGCTCTTGGGTCTCCAGATACTTGTTGTAAGTTAGGTTGACTAGCTGTCATCCTACCTGTCACAGCACCTTGAGGATTAATTGATCCGTGTATCTTACCATCTCTTGATAGCCCAGCCCTAATGATCCAGTCAGATAACATACTGCCTAGCTTTGTCATTTCAAAACATTTAGAAAGCATCTTAGCTTCTGGATATTTTAGCTTGCTTAGTACGGCTTCATCTACCTTAGGATTTCCCTTGTCTGTTAGTGGGGGTTTCCATCCATACTTCATACCTAATCTCTTAGCAATTTGTTGCCGTGAGTTAGTGTTGAAGTGTTCAACAGAATCTTTTAACCTATTGCCTGTCTTTTCTGACCATCTCTCTGTTGTAATGGGTGGAAATATACGACACAGCTTGTCTTCTACGCCAGCCTTCTCCATCATTAGCTCTTGCTCTAGTCTTTCGGCACCCTCTATGTCAAAGCCCATACCATTTTCCATCTGTTCGGATAGGATAGTACTTACTCTTTGTTCAGTAGTTATAATGTTATTATGATTTACTATGAAAGACTCTTGCTCTTTGTATATAGCTTCGGATACTTCTACATCTTGTATACAGTACTTAAGCATTTGCTCTGAGAAAGAATCGAATCCTCCATCATACTCATCTTTCATAACCCTAAGCTTCTTGCCCCAGTTCTTTAAACTGTTGCCACCTAGAGGATGATTTCTAATATCAGGATACATTATCCTAGAAACAATTAGAGTATCTATAGTTGTTACATTAATAGGACCATAGAATCTTTCAAGTACAGGTATATCGTACATGATTATGTTATGTCCTATCAAGGTGTCGGCTTGTCGTAACAAGTTAACACCCTCTTCTATCTGGTGTTCTTTAAAAGTATAGACTTTACCTGTGTCTATATCTTTAGCTACAATACACCAGACTTTAGAAACTTCGGGGTTGTGATTTTTATCTATCGTAACTTCACGCAACCCATTTGCTTCTATGTCAAATACAAGTTCCATTTTGTATCTCCTGTGGTTGTACATTATCAATTGCGTCTTGAATATTTTCACAATCAACATTTAAAAAGTTTGCTATCTTAGTCATCTCTTCTTTAGTGTTGTCTAAGATATCTTCAAAGTAAACAGTTATAGATTCTATGTTCTTGTTTCTATTTAAAAACTTTCGCACCTCTCTATAATTATTTCTACGAATTACTCCAAGCTTTTGTAGAGTGGGTATGTCTTCCAACATTTCCATTCTCTCTTGCGAGGAGGATGTCACCTTGACTTCGGCTTCGTATGCTTTCATAAGACTATTGTCTTGATCTGTAAGAGACCTCCTCTTACAAACAATAACTTTACTTACGTGTTCAGAAGCCACCTTGTTTAACCAGTGACCAAATACTTTAACCGCCATGCCTTTAAACTGAAGTCCAACCCCAGCCATTAAGACCTTGTAGGGCAGGTCATAATAGCCTCTGGGGTTTAGTGACTTCACGGGGAAGTCTGGATGGAAGGGCATGCCTGCTATAGGCATCTTCCATATCTTCAGTGTCTGCATTAACAGGCTTGTGCCTGCCCTACCAGAGCCTGTAATTATTATCATAACTCGTCTCGGTCTAGTACTATGTTGCCATCGTCGGCTAGTGCCCATCCAATCTCTTGCATTCTACCAGTTATGTGATCATAATACAAGCAGGATGCTACTCCAGCCTTACCTGTTAACCTATTCTTTAATACTCTAATAGTTGTTGTGTTAGCTAGGATGGGATCAGGGTTTTGCCTGTCTCTCTCTAGTGCTATAACAGTATTAGGTACACTCGACAGAGAACCCGAACCTCTTAAGTCCTGCAAGGTAATCCTGTCTCCTTCTTCATAAGCTTTCTGAGTCTTCTTGAGTTGTGATACCACATCAATATGAACTCCAGTCCTACTAACTAGTCCTCTAAGTTCTTTCATTATGTTATCAATTAACAGTCGCTCTGAGTTGCCTCCTTCATAATCATTACTAATGTTAAGCAGCCCAGTTGCAGCAGCAGTTATGTGATCTATTATAATTACATCTACTCCTAAAGATACAGCCATGAATTCAATTCTAGAACAGAGGTTCTGTAAACCATTGTTACCTAAGTGATCATAGATATATAGAGAAGTTTCAGCTAAGGCTCTCTTGCCTTCAGCATACTCTTCATCAGTTAAATCATCTATAATGTTTAAAGATATTTCTTCTTTACCTAGTTTAGTTCTTAGTTCATTCATAATCTTAGAAGCTCTTAGTGCTCTTACTGGTTTATTAATTACCAATGAAACTAAATCATCAACAGTTTCCCGTGGTGATTCTTCTAACATGATAGCTCCTACAGATCTACCTTCTTTAAGATGATCAATTATAATCTCTCTTAGAATAGTAGACTTACCTGACCCAGTACCAGAAGTCCATAGAGTTATCTCACCACTTCGTTGTCCCAATAGAAACTCCGTTAGAGAATCAAAGGGGAAGGGGTACACTACCTCTACAGCATCTTCTTCTAAGTCATTAGTAATAGAAGACACATGTAGTATTTCATCTGGAGAATACCTTGGTGCTTCCCATATTGCCTGAAGTACTGCCTTGCTTTCACCATTCAGTGAACATTCGTTAGCATCTTTAAAAGGCAAGGCTGCTATCTTACATTTTCCTGGTGGTAGTATCTCTGCTACTCTTTGAGATGCTTCTCTTCCTGCTTCGTCCATGTCAAACATTAAGACGATCTCTTCATAACTACTTAGGAATTCTAAGTTATCACGAACAGATTTCACAGCACCAGAAGCACCATTAGGTAGGCTAACTACAGGCCATTTGTTATCTTGAATTTGACTGACTGTCATGCAATCATATTCACCTTCGGTAACTATAATCTTCTTACCACCTTTGTTCTTCCATAGTTGTTGTCCAAACAGTTGTGGCTTTGTAGAATCTCCTCTCCATTGAAAGGATTTGTTTGCTCCTCTAAGTTTCTGTGCGACCACCTTACCATCTCGGTAATAGCTACTGATCTCTACTCTTTTTCCATCTTGAGAGTGAGTCAAGTAACCATATAGCCGTGCTGTCTTTACATTGATCTTGCGATCATTGATAGCTTTGGCTGTGCCTTCTAGAAACTTAAGTTCTGTCATAGGTTTTGCTTTAACCATTAGAAGTTCCTTATTATTTTTGTGTTCATAATGTTCACAAGCAAAACAATACTTGTGTCCATCATCATATACCGCTAAATTGTCTTGAGAATTATCCCGCCCGTGCTGAGCACAGACAGGACATTGTTCCCTACTAATTACATTTGACATTAACTACTCCATGGCATTTTTGTTTTCAGCCAGTTCCATAGTGGAGTGCCAATCAATGCTCCCGCTACGAATACTACTACTGAATAAAATACTGTACCTAATGCACTACTTAAAATTACATCCATCAGTTTTCTCCTTGTAAATTTCCATTACTATTTTGCCTGCCCATGCTAATGAGATTGCACCTGTTGCAATCACTACGGGAAGGAAGAACCAACTAGCATACAATGCTAGTGCATAATTTAATATAACAAATAACACTCCACCTATCAACGGCCTCCAACCCATTCGTCCACCAGTAATAACAAGAAGAGCCATACCGCTAAGAGTACAAATACCACCAAGCCAGCCAAGCATAGGACTACAGCTAGAAACTGGAGTACTAATAATCTCAGAAGCTTGAGCAATCTTACTATTGGGTGTACTAAATATGTTTTGAAATCCATTACAGCCTCCTAGTATTGCGAATACTAAACCCCCAAAAATTTTTTGCAATATTTTTCCCATATTTTCTCCTTATCAAAGTTCATTAATTCCTAATATAAAATAACCACCATCATAACAGTTCGGTGCCCATTGTTTACAGGCATAAACTTTTTGAATCTGAGTATCATCTTCCCACAATACTCCATTAAATGAATCGAATATTGCTTTAAGATAATTATCTATATCAGCTCTCGGAGCCGACAGTTTTGTTTTCTTGGGACGTTTAACATATATTTCTACATCCACTTCTAGTGGTGAAGTATATGGAATCGTAGCTGAATCAAACATTTCTTCAACTAAATTCGCCATGTCT